CGTTAATCCTGTATCGACGAGATCGTCAACTATTAGAACCCTCTCTCTCATTAACTCGTCTTGCGTTGGAAAAGAAATTTGCTTTACAACATCATTTATATTATGAGGACCTTTCCGAGGAGCATCATCTTGATAAGATTTCAAGTTACATGATAGTAATTTATCTACCTTCAGCTTCTTTGCTAAAAGAGCCGCAGGAATCATTCCACCGTTTGCGATACCGAGGATACAAGTCGGGTGAAAATCTTTTACTCTTTCTACTAATAAAGATATGTCCTGCTCAATACTTTCCCAAGACAAGTTAATTTTTGATGTCATTTAAATCAATACTAATTTCGTTACCCATGTATTTTACGAGATCTTTTATTTTATCAACTGTTTCATTTCTCTCTGGTTCATCCATCGTTTTAGTGTGTTTATACAGATCTAAAATAAAATCAGGAGTTATCTTTTGTTTTGTCATTCCATGTTTTTTTCTCGGCATTACATATATTTACAAATGTCTTTATAACTTCAATCTGTTAAATTAAGATAAAATTGTTAAATAATTAATACATGGCCGGTTCAATATATAGTGAAGTCGCTGCAGTATCTACATTTGGCTATCCGCGAGATAGAGTAATAGGTAAACTTAGAGTTGCAGCTCTTAATTTACCTTATTCAATAGATGACATTAAAATTAGTCATAATGATTTTGCCATCGCGGAGGTGTATAATGATAGTATTCTCAAATTATATAGAAATTATTTGTATTTAATTGCTAACGCTGAGATGAATACCGGTACATCTCCAACGTCTGCTAATCTAGGATTTATTAACGTTGATCAGTTTTTTACACCTACTCTTTGTTCAACTTCTGCAGAGCCAGCTTCTGGTAATAGTCTTTCCTCAATGCAAGCAGTTGCTGAGACGTTTATAACTAAAAAGACAGATAGTGATAATTTTGTATTTTTCAATTATAGTCCTAATGATTCAACTGTAATTGAAAGTACAACGGAACTAAGTTCTTTATGTACTATATTAGCAGGTAATTTTGTAGAATTTAATAAGACCTTTAAATTTAGAAATGTTGTTTGTGTAGATATTGTAGATACGTATTTGTTTGTTTTAGATAATGGTCTTAATACTTTATTTAAGTTTGATATTTCTGGTCTAATAACTCAGGATACTGCAGTCCAACGCACTAAGCTTATCAGTGATCGTCCCGGTCGGTATTTATTAAAAACGTTAGGCGGTTCTGGAGTATCTCAAGTTAAAAATAAATTAAATAATCCACAGAGCTTTTCAGTTTTTAATAATAGAATTTATATTTTAGATAACGGTAACTATAGTATAAAAGTATTTGATTTGAATTTTAATTATATTACTGAAGCCCGGGATGTACCAAAATTTAAACAGTATGGTGATTTAGTTTCTATTGTTATAGATGAGTGGTCAGATACGATTAAATCACCTTCAGGATATATACTTTCATCAACTGGTAAAATTTTTGAATATAATATTTTCACAAATAAAATAAGCCAACCGTGGCTTCCGTTTGAGTCATATTTACCATTTGAGCTTTATGGTGTAAAAACTGATGATTTGACTACATTAACATCTCGTAATTTATATGAACCAGAATCAGATAATTTTAAAAAAATAGTTAATAGTAAAGCTTCAAAAAATATTTTATATATAGCCAGTAATAGAAATATATATACTTTTTATAAAACGAATTTAAATTCACCAATTAATACATTTGATCTTACTAGTGCTAATATTACAGTAGAGTATGATAGTATAAGCTCACAAAAGATATTATCATTTGATACTGTATTGCATAATAATGTTGATTATATAGCGGTTACAACATCTACATTATCTGCGACAGTTAGTGCTGCGGGTCATGTTACAGGCGCCCCAGTGTCTGGATATAAAACAAGTACATATATTTTTGCTAATGATCATATAACAAGTAAATTATATAATACTAGTTTTTATACTAATTATTTTACGTTATCTGATATATATGTGCTGCCGCAAGAAATAGTTAATAATATAACTTTCAACAAAACAACAAAAAAATTATTATATAATCATTATTCGTTTTTTGAGAATTTAAATAAAAAAATATATAGTTATTATACACCTAATAATATTGGAACTACTATTGCTCCAGCTATATGTACGATAAATGACCATGAGTTTAGTAAGCCTACAAGTTTTAATGATAATGAAGATTTTTATATAGGAGTAAATGAGCCTTTATTGACTGATGTTGTTAATCGACCATTACAACTATTATACGATCAACAAGAAGATTTATTTAATTTAATTAAAGAAGAATATTTAAATACTGATCCACCTATTGATATTGATTTAAGACTACCCGGACAATATTCAAGTGAATTAAGTTTATTATCTCTACCTACTACAGGTGTTACAGTAACAGCCGGCTCATCAGTAACAATAACAATTACACGTCGCGACGACGTTTCTATTTATAGGAGATGTTCTTTCTACATGTATACTAAAGCAGGTACTGCCAAAGAAAATGAGTTTACATATATACCGGAAACTAATAAAAGTATACTCTCATTTTTACGTGGAGAATCATCTATTACTATTACATTAGATACAAATAAATTTGTAGCTGGCGGAAATCGTACATTTGAATTTATTATTGATCAAAAATCAAACTGCGTAGTACATCCGGATTATAAATCTGTGATTGTTACAATAGTACCAAGTACGGCAAAGTATGATATTACGTTTGATAGTATTGTTAGTGATACTAGTTTAGTATCAAAAACGGGCTCCGGGGTGATTGCTCGAGTTGGTGTAAAGCGATATACATCAGATTTAGATTATTCTTTATCTGCGGCTTGTAATTTGTATATAAATCCAACCGACTCGGTTGGAATCGAGCTCGGTGAACACGCGTATACTCCTGTCGTCGGTATGACACATGCCGGGTTTTTACAATCTGATCCTGCAGGTTATGCTCAGGACGATTTCCCACCACTGTTAACAGGTAATAATCTTATGCAAGTGTCTGCGAAAAATATCGCAGACACTAGTACATTATTTTTCGCGGCTGGTGTATCTTCAATAGTATTTGATCTTAGTGCTAAAGGATCGGAGACAGGTGCTGATCTTCCAGCTGATATGGGTTTTACTATATATCTTCACAATGCTAGTAATAGCGCGGTAATTAATCAAGCAGGTGCAGAGGCGGCAGCAGCCGACGATTTAAATTGGGACTATGCGACTCAGTGGACTATATATTTTAATCAATCATGGAGTCCTATTACAATAGCATTATCTAGTATTTCTGCAACGTATGTAGCAGACGGTGATAGTGATACACCTTTATTAAGTTGCGTTAATATGTGGGATGCATTATATACGAGTATAGCTAGTGATGAAGCTAATACTGGTACAACATCGACTTGTGCATTTTCGACAGTCTCTGCTGACGGACCTGTAGATGTTACATTTACAGTAAATCGTCCACTTTCTGTTTTTTCAACCGACACATTGTCCGCAGCATTATATATTAAACCTCCCTCTATTAATAGTTTTGAATTTTATAATAATAAGATTGATATTAATGTTCAAGGTTCTACTGGTGGAGGTACAGGTCAAGAGGCAACAGCTGTACTTGTAGGAAAGGCTGGTCGTGGAGGCCATGGTGCAAGATTATTAGAGCATGACGGTGAGTACGGTACTGATTTTGAACGAGACACTACAAATATTGAAGCGGATGTAGATATAGCTAGTCATACAGGTGTATCTGGTGGGCCTGCTTTAAGTGGCTTCGATACTTATTTTAATTGTCCACTACCAACCGGTCAGAGTTCAATTACAATTAATAACGCAGGTGGAATTTATGGTGGCGCTGGCGGAGGAGGCGGCGGGATTGTACCTGTTAGTGCTTCTGTTATGCCTTTTGCAAGTGACTTATTTGCTGGTGGTGGAGCTGGTGGTGGAGCTGGTATTCATTTAACAAATTGTGGATCTGGTGGTTATGCTGCTATGGGCTCTGGGGATGAGATGGATGCTGATAGGAATATTGTGATACCACAAGATGGTCGTTATGTTGATCTTTATTTGCAAAATGGAAGTGATGGTATAGTCACGGATGGCGGCCCCGGTAAAGCATGGTCAATAGTATCACCAGTGGTGACTTTAGGGGACGGCTCTACAGTAGATTTAACTACATATCACGCAATGACTGGGTTGTCAGGAGGAGGATTAGGAGAAGCTGGTCCTTCAGATAGCTCAGTATTAGTACCTACTGGCGCACAACCCTCATTATCTCTGACTGTCGTTGCAAATGAATTAAAATTAAGAGTAGGAGGAGTGGCAGGTAATGTTATTACATCTACAGTTACACCTCTCTGTGCCGGGGCGGGTACTTATAAAGGATCTTAGCTTATAATCATTACTAGTGTTTATTAAGAATATTAATAAGTAATAGTAATGAAATTCAGTTCCAACGCACAAGCAGCGCTTTCCGCTTCAAAATCATACGCTGAAGAATTTAAGAGCAGGTATGCTGGAACAGAGCATTTACTTCTAGGCTTAATTGAAAGTCATGATACGTTTCTGGAACAAACCTTTAATCGATTAGATGTAGATATATCTCATTTAAAAGATATTGTTGTAAGTATTT